CCGAAGGCCGGCGTCGCCATGATGAGTGTGGCAACCGCGGTGCCGGGCGAGCCGATCGTACCGCCGACTCGGAACACGAGTTTGCTGCCGGCACCGTCGAGCTGGTCGACGACGGCGTTGGTCGCGGCGTTCCGCGAGGCGGTGCTATGAGTTACTGACATCTTCGGTCTCCTCTCTGTTCATTTCCGCGCCAGCGCCGGAAAGCGAACCGGACGCACCGTGTTCGACCGGGCCGAGGCGCAGCCTCCCGGCCCGGATCTCTTCGAGAATCCGCGCGTGCTCCTCCGGAGTCGTGTGCCCCAGGAGATAGTACGTCTCAACCTTGCCGGTCGCCTTACGCTGAACGTGGACGGTCGCGCGGAGCTCACCGCCTGGTCCTTTGATCTCGCTCATCATTTCTTCCTTTCGTAGCGTACTCCACCGATGAAGACGACGTCGGCGCTCACCCTGTCGACGCGGACGCCGGCGACGATCAGCCCTTTGTCATTGTAGATCGGCTCGACCGGCATCTTCATGATCGCGACCAGCCGACCGAGATCTCGCTCGAACTTCTCCTGGCCCGAGGCCGCGGCCTCGACGAGCTTCAGCACACCGTCGAGGCGCGCAGCCATTCCCTCGACTTGGACGGCGAGCGCCGCGACGTTCGAGGAAGTGACACGAACTTGTGATTCGAGCAGGCGGCCGAGCTGCTCCTGAAGGTCGAGAACTCTCTTAGAAATGTCGAGCGCGGCCTCGGGCGATTCTTCAGAAGCGCCGAGAACGCGGTGCACTCCGCCCGCCGGGTCGACGACGCGCGCCGGCTTCCCTCCGGCGAGCTCGGCGACGGATCTGACGGTATCAGATAGCATTCATCCCCTCCACGAAAAGAGTTGCGACCATCGTCATGTCGGCGGCGATCTCGTCTTCGTCATCTTCGTCGTCGTCGTTCGCCGCGGGCGCGGGCGGCGCCTTCGTCGCGAACGGGTCCGGCTGCGCGTCGCGCTTAGCGAGCGCCGCTAGCGAGTAGTTCTGTTGCTGTAGGTACGGCGACGCGCCGCCGGGTACGGGCTTCTTACCATCCTTTTTCCGCGCTTCGTCCGGAGCCCACCAACCATCGTGCACCGCCTTACCCCACGCCATATAACGCGCGGTCGTGTCCATCCGCAGGAGGTTTTCCAGATCGAACTCAACGTAAACGTCGGACGGCAAGGCGAGCCCGTCGTCGAGCAGAGCTTCGGCCGATTCGATCGGTCCCTGGAGGCAATCCGAGTAGTACGCTTGGTTAAGCGCCTCGATCGTCACACCCTGCTTCAGCGATTCTTTGTTGCCGAGCTTCCAGATCGGGTAGTGGAAGCATCGCGCGACGTCCTCAACAGTCCACTGCAGCTGCTCGATCAGCTGCGCATCCGACGCCGGGATCGTCATCGGTTTGTACTCGAGCCCGTCGCCGGCGACGAAGATCCTGCCGATATTTCCTCCGGAGAAGTTCTCCTCGAACTCCTTCTTCAGCCGAGCCGCCGTCTCATCCGGAATCGTTCCAGGCGCGGTCAAGCCGCCGGACGGGCGGCTCGCGTTCGCGAAGAACCTCGTGCTGTTCGACTGGATCCTGTTCCCCTGCGTCGCCGACACGCCGCAGGCATATATTGGCGAAACGCCGACGAGCGGATGCCACAGGCAAACGCCGGTGTCGTGGATGATCTCGCGCGCCGGAACCGTGATCCCCTCCGGCAGGTTTGATAAATAGTCTTTCGCCAGCCTGTAGTAAACGCTGCCGTCCTCGGCAACGAGCGGCGTGACGCGCTGCGCATCGAGGACGTAGAGCGCTCTCACCACGCCGCGGCCGTCGCGCTCTTTAATGATGTACGTGTTCCCGTACAGAAGTTTCGAGACGATCCACTGCTCGATGAACTTATACCAAACCTGGAAACGATTCGGCTTCCTCAGCACGCCGAGAAACGGCGATGTTTCGACCGGCTCGCCAATCCCGTCGACCAGCCTCTTCAGGGTGATGCCGAGCTTCGCGATGTCGGTGGCGATCCCGGTCACGCAGGCGAACACGGCCGAGAACGCGAGGATGTCCCGCGGCGCGTCGATCGCTATGTTCTGCTGGAACGCACCGGCGTACGGCTCGCGGATGATGTTGAACCACCCGCCGCCTCCCGAGTACGGCACCGCCGTCCCCTGAGCCCTGGCCGACCGGCGCGACAACCCGTTAGCGAGCGTAACCGCCAGCGAAGTGTTATCCATTCATGCCTCTCAGGAGGACGAATGCGACGAGCTGCGCCTGCGCCGCCGCCGCGACGAGCGCCCAGCCGAAGCCGAACAGGACGTAGGCGCCGGCGACCGCGAGCGCGATCCCGACGACGAGCGAAGCGAGAGCAACGGCCTGTGGAGTGATGGAGATCTTCACAGCCTGTGCGTCCGGCCGTTCCTGCGAGCTTTGGCCGGGACGGGGAGATCGTCCTCGAGTTCCGGAACGTACCCTGGCTCGCCTTCCTGCGGAGCGATCCTGCCGAGGAGGAGCAGGAGTCCGACGTGCTTAGGCTCCACGCTGAACCGTTCCCCGGCCACGAGCTTCTTGCCGTCGTACTCGTGTTCGCAGGTGCTGACCCTTTCGACTCTCGTCGCGTCCATCGCCGCCTCCGTTCCTGAGCCTTTTTCCGTGCGCCCTCGCGGGCGAATGGAAAAAAGCGCGCGCCGAAGCGCGCGCCTGGCCGAGCTCAGCTGATGTAGGCCGCGTCTTTGATGTACTGCGCGGCGATCGCTCGCCGCTTCGCCCAGTTGATGAACCGCGTTGCTCTGAGCGCCACGCTGTTGGTCTGGAACATCGAGACCTGCGAGGTGGCGACCGGGCTCGCGGTCGACTGGTTCGTCGGGTTGTCGAGCATCTCGAGCGAAGCTTCTCCGCTCGCATCGATCGTCACCGCTCCGTCGTCGGCGAGCATGATCTCGGGCGCGTTGAGCAGGATGATCATCTGCCCCTCACCCGCGACCGGCGAGCCGATCTGGATGGCCGACTGCGACGTCACGACCGGGAGGCCGAAGAACCTCCCACCGTTCATGTCGATCGTGTTCCCCGGACCGCTGAACACCGGCTGGCCGAGGGCGTTCAGCATCAGACTGATCGCGAGCGCCTGGGTCGGCGTCATGATCCACACGCCTCCAGACGGGTCGAGGTTCTGCGAGATCCACGCGTTGAACAGCGTCTGGACGTCGGCCCGCAGCTTCGCGGAATCGGTGCCCGTCGCCAGCGTCGGGACGACGCCGTTGGTGATCGACGCCGGCGAGACGTTCGCGACGGCGGCGACGTCGGGCGACACGAACTGCGTGTCGGTGAACTGCCCGACGGCTTTCCCGAGGTCGTTGCGCACGAGGATCTCTGCGGACGGCGCCGAGGACCTGATCAGCTCCTGATCGAGAACGACCAGCCCGGCGGCCTTCGCCTGCCCGAGCGTGATGGCGAACGTGCCCATCTTGCTGACCGGCATCGGCTTGCCCTGCCCGACCCAGTACGCCGAGCTTCCCGAGTTCGCCCCGGCGACGCGCACGTTGAACGGCACGGGCGTCAGCCCCGGGATGCGTCCGATGATGGTCATCGGCCGCAGGAACTCGATGAAGTCCGCCACCAGGTTCTGGTTGTACACCAGCTCGGCGGCCCAGCCCGCGGTCGTGGTGTCGCCGGCCGCGACCGCGGCCATCAGCACCTTCTCGACCTCGGGCGTCTCGTCCTTCCACTGCCGGTTCGCTTGCGCGATCATCAGGGCGCCCATCGGGCTGCCCTTCGCCATCGCCAGCGCCTTCACATACCGCGTGAACGGGATCGCCTTCTCGACCCGCGAGCGGACCGAGATGATGCCGGAGTTCGGGTGGCGCTCCTCGCCGCCGCGCGCCGCCGAAGCGGCCGCCGGATCGGTGCCGACCACCGCGCGCACCGCGGTCGCCTTCGCGACCACGATGGCTTCGTGCTTTTTCAGACGCACGAGGTGGGTATCGACCGTGGACACTTCCGACTCGAGCCCGTCGTACTCCTGGGACTCGGCGTCGTCCAGCGAACGGCCCTCGTCGCTGGCTTTGCTCATGATGACCTCCATGCGCGCGACGCTCGCCGCGCGCTTCGCTTCGAATGAAGCGATCTGCTCCGCAATCGGTTTCATGGTCCTTCCTTGGTTAGAGTTCTGAGACCCCGTAGCGCCGGGCACCGTAGAACTCAAGCGCACCGCGGGTTTCTGCCGATCGCCGAGCGCGGCGAGCAGGTCCGAAGGCACGTGAGCGAAAACTGGCTTCCCTGTTCGGTTCTTCACCTTCTTCTTTTTGTCGGACGTGACCGCGACGTCAGCGAAGCCCTCGTCGACCGCTTCGAAAGCGGTCATCCAAGTCTCCTTCTCCATCATCGCCATCACGGCGTCGGTTTTCTGTCCGCTGCGCCGCGCGTAAACGTCCGCGACCGACGCGTCGATCTTGTTCAGCATGTCGGCGAACTGCCGCATATCGTTCTGGTTGCCCATCACCAGGCCCCAGGCCGAGTGGATCATCATCATCGCGCCCTCGGCCATCTCGATCCGGTCGCCCGCCATCGCGACGATCGACGCCGCCGACGCGGCGAGGCCGATGACGTGCGTGGTCACTTCTCCCGCGTGTTCGCGCAGGAGGTTGTAGATCGCGATGCCCTCGAAAGCGTCGCCGCCCGGCGAGTTGAGAACCACCCTGACCGGTGCGCCGGCGGCGGCGCGGAGCCGATCCTGCACGAAGTTCGCCGTGACGCCGTCGATCCCCCAGAACGGGTCGGACGGACCGATCTCGCCCATGATCGAGATCTCGACGACGCCGTCGTCAGCATCGTCTTTCTTCAGCTTGATCGTCCGGTCCCACTTCGCGATCGCCGACTCTGGCGTCTTGAATTTCAGGCCGACCGGCCGAGCGCTCATCCTGATCAGAAGTTTTTCTCGCTTCATCGTCCGCCTCCTCTACGCAAAGAACAGCTGGAACTTCTTCTCGGCCGCCGCCGGCGCGCCCATCGCGCCGACCGCCATGTAAAACGCGCACGCGTCGTCGATCTTGTCCGCGCTCCGCTTCCGATCGGGCGCCGCGTTCATGTTCTCGTCGCGCCGCGGCACGACGTTCGACATACACCAGTTGAACACCGGGTCGTTGCCGTGTCTCAGATTCCCGGCGAGGTACAGGCGCTCGGCTTCGACCATCGCCGGGTGGTACGACTTCGCACCTTGGCGAAACTCCTCCGTGATCGGCTTGTCCTCGCCGCCCGGCACCGAGCGCTTCGGAAGCTTCGCGGCGATCTTCGCGGCGAGCTCCCTGATGTTCCACGGGTCGTACGAGATCGACTTCGGCTTGAACTTCAGGCACAGCTCGACGATCTCCTTCTCGACCCGCGCGTAGTCGATGATCTTCCCGGGAAGCTGCTCGATCAACCCGGCGGCGACCCAGCCGGCATACGGGACGGTCCCGCGCTCCGTGCGCTGCGACACGGCGTCGACCGGCACCCAACGCCGGCCCCACGTGTAGACGACCCCGTCGACGCCGCGCCAGACGAGGCGGAACGCCATGATGTCCGTCGTCGAGGCGCCGTCGAGCCCGGCCCAGCAGTCGAGGCCGCGCATCTTCTCGAGGTCGACCGCGCCGCCGCAAAGCTTCCAGCGCTCGATGTTCAGCCAAGCGTTCGCGGCGGCCGATTGGCGATTGAGCCGCTTCGTCCGGAACTCGGCGTGCATCGACGGCATCTGCTTCGCCTCGATCGCCGCCTTTCTGATCTCGCGCTCGAGGATCGGATTCACCGACATGAGCGGGTTCGCCTTAGGCCAACTCGCCTCGTCGAAGTCCTCGTCTTTCGGCCGGTACCCCGGCGAGCCCAGCTCTCCGACTTGGTCGTCGAGCTGAAAGATAATCGCGAAGAAGTGGTCCGCCTCCATCAGCCCGCCGAGCACCTGGTGCGCGAACGACCGCATCTCGGGCCACGGCCCCGGCGTCTCGTAGCCCTCGGTCGTCGTGTACAACCAAAGCGCGTTGAGCCGCGCGCCCGCCGCGGACTGGAGGACGTTCAGCAGATCGCCGCTGCGGTGCGCGTGGATCTCGTCGAGGCAGGTGTGGGAGGGGTTCAACCCATCCTGCGTGGACGCCTTCGCGTTGATCGGCCGGAAGTTCCCACCGGCGTTCCAGTTCGCGACGGCGTTCGCGAAAACCTCGAGCGAGAACGCCGCCCGCAGGTCGGGCGTCATCTCGACCATCCGCTTCGCGATGTTGAACACAATCCGCGCCTG